AGCAGTGCTAATGTCAGTAGCGATTGCTGTTCTCAATGTGGTGTCAGCAAAGTTCTTTGGTGGGAAAGGCCCAAGAATTGTAACTGACTTTGCCATCTAAATCACCGCCCTCAAGAGCGGCGACCAATCGCAAGGAAAGTTCCGTTAGAGGAAGCACCAGAGCCACCATTACCACCGATGATGGTAATTGTAGTTCCGTCAACGTGTCCTAAAGGAGTAAAAGACATAGCCTGACTACCATCATCAGCCGCATTTCTTACATTGAAAGTAGCAGGAGCGGCTGTGCTGTTAAGGATAAAAGCATCAATAGAAATGAGTAAACCACTCAAATCAATACTCGCATCTGCCTGTGCGAACGTTCCTGTTACAATCATTCGGTCACCAAAATAGG